CTTCAACATAACCGAGTTTTCCTATATTTTCTAGATCAGATATCTTCAGTTGGATAGAATTAATAAATTCAGACATATTCATAGCATCTTTACATTCCTCGTTTAAAAAGAATTGTAGATTAAAAGTTTTGTTATTGCTGTTATTGGTTGAATTATTGTTATTTATAGTTGTATTATTATTTTTACATATTTCTAATACTTGCTTTTGAAAATCTTGATTTTGTTTTTGAAGCTCACTAGTTTGCTTTTGTAATTCTGTATTATTTTTAACTAATTCTATTACTATATTTGTTAATACTTTAAGTTCATTGGATGATGCGTCTATTATATTATTTTCAACAGTAGACTCTGTATTCTTACATATTTTTTTATGCCTCCATAAACCAGAACTATGCTTATAGATATTTCCACATTCACAGGGAAATATAGGATTTTCCTTTATCTTCTCATATCCATTTTGTTTTTTTAGGTGTTTTGTAGTCAATAAATGTTTGGAGTAATCTTTTTTATTAGGCGTGATTATGTTACAACTTATACATTCATAATTTTTTGATAAATTGGGGATTTTTGGGAAGTTTTCATTATCCATTTTTATCTTTGTATTAATTAATCTTTTATGTTTATTAGTTTTGTTATGTATTTCTAATAAATCATTATTATTAAAATATTTATTACATTCTTTACAATGAAAAACTTCTTTTATTCTTATTTTTTTTAATACTATCTCCTTTGGTTTGGGTATAGCATAGGGTTCAATACTATTTAATGTTGCGTTTAAAGATAAAAAATATTCTTGTTCTTTTTTTCTTGCTTCATAATGGTTTTTACAATTAAAAAAATTTATAATTTCCATTTTCCAGTTTTCCCAGCCACCATTATTACGAATTACGTGATATAATTTACATTTATAATTCGGACTTTTTTCATTAATGCAACTTTGTTTATGTGCGTGTTTTCTTTGTACAAAATTTGTCGTATGCCCAACATACAAATCAGAAATAGTTGAATCGTCGCACGTAATTTTATATATTATTGTATTTGAATAATCAATTTCGTTTTTAGGCATGTTATAATATCTTAAAATATTATATTTATATTAAAATAATCTTATACTATTTTAAGATATTATTTTTCCCCTAAATACTTTTAATTTTAATTTATAATTTTTATAAAAAATATTACAATAACAAATTATTTATGAAAAAATGAAAATGAGAGCATTATGGTCTAAATTCATTTTTTCACTTTTTTTCATCCAAAAGAGTTTTGCAAAAGTCCATTTTGGACATTTTTAAAATGTCCATTTTCCATTTTCGCAAAACTCTTTTGGATGAATTTTTTCATGTTTTTCTTTAAGTTCAATAAAAGTTAATATATATAAAATAAAAAATATATATATTTATTTTACTTTATCATGTTATTTTATTTATGTTAGTTTATTATTACTTACTTTGAAATAACCAACTTGACTTTCTGTGCATCTTTCTTTGTTACCTTGGCTTTTGTTTTTTTACTAGAAGTATCTTTTTCTAATTCCTTATTTTTTAATTGATTCATATATTCCTTCTTTAAAACATCCAACTCATTTAACCAGAGTTGTGGTTCTGTGGTGCCTTTCAAGGTTTCTAATTCACATATTTTTCTTTCCTTCTCTTTAATAATTCTTTCTACGTTTTCTTCTGTTACGCTATCCATCGGCAGACGCACAAGATATTTAAAATCGCCATCTTCGTCGATTATATCATATTTTTGTTCCTTTAATAACGCCGAAACAACCGCGGTCTTTTTACGACGTAAATCCAACGTATCGTCTAGGATAGCCGTAATGAACCTGGCCTTATTTGATAAAACCATGGCTTCTTTCTTTAGTGCCTCAACTTGATAGGCCTTGCGTTTTACATAAAAGGCTAAACGCACCTTAAGGTACTGTTCAATAAGTTCATTAATTGTATTATATTTTACCAATTTTTCGTTTTCATCAAACGCATGCATATTTGTATTGGATTTTGTTGTGTAGAGTTTCAATAATTTCTCTAGACCGTTACAGCCATGGTCGCCTTCTTTTGCTAGTAAATCTTTAATAGAGCCGGCGGTAAAGGTGATAGTAATATCTACCATTGTATCCGTGCTCATGTCGGTATAATCCTTTACCATACTGACGGGCTTTTTCTTTTTATTATCCGGCGTAGAGGCCGAACTCTTTTTTGTTGAGTTATCACCTTCAATTAATTCTTCAATATATTGTTTATAATCATCGGTCCAGGTGCCTACTGGCAATTCAGTAATTCGCACCTGTTTATCATTAAGAACCTCATATTTTCCTCTAATTAAATATTTTGTCTCGGAAATGCTTGTTATTTCTCCTTTGAATCCTTCATAATAAGGCGAAATCACCATACCTTCGGTTGGTTTGCCTGCGATTGCGGCAGTCAAATAGTCAATAATATGTAAAGGATTATAACACATAATGTCTGTGCTGAAACCTGTGCCTATGCCCTTGCTTCCATTCACCAAAATCATCGGAATAATCGGGACATAATGAATTGGCTCCACTGAGGTTCCGTCATCATTTAAATATTCTAAGACACAATCATCGGCTTCGGGAAAGATCAGTCGCGTTAACTTCATCAATCGCGTAAAGATATACCTTTCAGAGGCCGAATCATCACCGCCTTGTAGACGAGTGCCGAATTGACCGGCTGGTTCCAATAGATTAATATTGTTTGAACCCACAAAATCTTGTGCCATGCCGACAATCGCTCCATTCAGACTTTGCTCGCCGTGATGATAACAAGTAAGTTCGGAAATAGAACCACTTAATTGTGCGACTTTAATACCTTCCGTAATTCGGCGTTTTAAGCAGGTAAACAGCACTTTTCTTAAACTGGTTTTTAAACCATCAATGCCGTTTGGAATAGAACGCTCGCAATCATATTTGGAGAAATGAATCATCTCTTCTTTGACGAATTCTTGATATGTGATCATTTCTTTATTTGTATCCAAATAGGCGGTTCTATCATATGCGTATAACCATTCTTTCCGGTCATTCGCACGTTTTTTATTAAATACCATATCTATAGCATCACGACTTTCTGCTCCAGTGCTCGTAAAACTGACCATTTTTTTATTTTCAAAATATTCTTTAAACTCTTTTCCAGTGCTGGTGCCTAACCCCTTGTAATATTTAATTTTCCAACTTTTTGTATCGGTCTCGGCTTTCCATTTATTATATTCACCGTCATTATAAAACATCACTTCTTGGGTGCCCTTACGTGCTTTAATAATAGGCGTATTCATAAACCCGATGAAACCAGGAATATCTAATAAGGTGGCCCATTCTGAATCAAACAAATTAATGCCTAATCCTTTAATGTGACTACCATCTAAATCCTGATCGGTCATAAAGACGAGTTTAGAATAACGCATACTTTTCTTCACCTCTTCTTTTGTGTATTTTTTGGATGTTTGTAACCCGAGAATTTGGATTAATTCGTGTATTTCCTTATTCTCAATAATTTTTTTGGTGGGTTCTCCACGTGCGTTTAATAATTTACCACGCATCGGATAGACACCAATAAAATTACGGTCTTCAGTGCTTAACCCTGAGACAATACCGGCTTTGGCTGAATCTCCTTCGCATAAAATAAGGGTACATTCTTCGCTACGTTCAGTCCCGGCATAATTAGCACCAATATATTTTGGAATACCACGCACGCTCTTGGTTTTTGAGCCATCCTTCTTTTTTACTTCTTTATTTTCTTTTACTTCAGTTAATTTACAGGCGGCTTCCATGACACCCATTTTTGCGATTTTTTCAATGAACTTATCACTGACTTCGCAAGAGGAACCAAAGGAGCCCATCGGCGTATTCATATAATCTTTGGTCTGGCTCTCAAAAGTCGGATTTTCAATATCACATCTCACAAAAAGCATCAATTGCTCTTTAATTGTATTCGGTTTTACGTCTACCTTTTTCTTCTGCTTGATAAATGCTGTTAACTTCCGGATAATTTGGTTCAGTAGATAATCTACGTGTTTACCGCCTTTTCCGGTATAAATACCGTTTACAAAAGACACTTGTGTAAATTCTTCTTTTGGAGCTAAACACACCACATACTCCCAGCGTTCATTTGCTTCTTCATAGATGCGCGTCGTTTCGGTTTTGTCACCGATATACAAATCTACATACTGTTGAAAATGTTTTACTGGAATAATGTCCCCATTATATTTCACTTTAATATTTTTATCCGTCACTGCCGCAATATCATACACCCGGCGTTTAAACAGATTAATCATATCAGGCGTTAATCCACCGGACATTTTCAAACGCTTGTAATCAGGTTTGAAGGTGATTTTTGTATAAGGTTTTTTACTTTTCGGAGATTTTTCAATGACAGGTGGTTTAATTACATTCAAATTATCTTCAAATTCTTGTGTGTATTTAAGCCCTCTTGTGTGGTCAACTGTTTCAATCTGTCCCCACGAAGACCAAATAAAGACGAGTTTAACTCCGAACCCATTTTTCCCGCCAGTGGTTTTCTTCTGCTCCTTATCGTAGTTGGTAGAAGTACGCAGATGAGCGAAAATCATTTCAGGAATCCAGGTGTCTTCTTCCGGATGCTTCGCAACATCAATACCATTTCCATCATTTAGCATTGTTATCGTGCCGTCTGCACTAATGGAAATATCAATACAAGAAACTGGTATAATTGCGTTCGTTTTTTCGCTTGCGGTTGCTAGACCAGAGGAAATTATTTGTGCCATTCGCACACAATGGTCCCGACAATTCACCACACCTTCGTCAAACAACTTATAAAGTCCGGGAATAATCGTGATTTGTTTTGCGATAATTGCTTTCGTTTCCTCGTCGTAAATATAGGTATCATATTCAGTCATCTCCATAGAACCAGTATAAGTATCAGGATTATCTAAGACGTGTTGTTTATCCGTTTTCTTTTGATACATTTGACCAAGGGCTTTATCTTCATCTGAAACCATTTCTGTATTAGCCGATTTAGCAGTAGTTTTGCCCGATTTAGCAGTAGTTTTGCCCGATTTAGATTTAATATCACTTTGTTTAACAGAAGTAGCCATTGTAGTTTATTAGTTATACTTGTTTAATTAATTATAAATAGTTTCAATTTTATTATTAATTAAATTATAAAATATTATATAAATTATAATAATATATTAACCATGCCTTTTTTCGATGTGAACGGCGTAGAATATATTATTATAAATCCCACAGAATGTAAAATTAAATCAGTAAATAATAATGGGTTTTCTTATACAAATATAGTAATTCCTAATATTGCGTATGATGGTTTAACTCCTTATAATGTTATAACAATAGACGGAAACGTATTTGATCATATTCAGCCGAGCATTGTAGTTTCTATTACAATTCCAACAAGTGTTACTACAATTGATTCTTATGCTCTTTACAATTTGATAAATTTAGAAAATGTTTATTTTAATTCGCCATCTAATATACAATACATTAATGACTTTGCTTTTTTATATTCCCCTAAACTTAAAACTATAACTATTCCTGCGAGTATAAGAATTATAGATATAGAAGCGTTTGGTATTTGTGCAAGTTTAACAACCGTAACATTTTTAGATTTAACAAATGTAATTACTTCAGGAGGATTTGCGAATAATATATTTGATGGAGATCCAAGTTTAAACACAATATATTATAATGGTTCTGTTCAAGATTATAATTTTTTAAATACTTATTTTACAACTAATTATCCACGTTTAAATGTAAAAATAATTAGTTTTCAACCACCACCAATAATACCACCTGAATGTCTTTGTCCGAAACCACCCATACCAAAACAAGGTATATCTTTTGGTGGAAATTTAAATATTCCCGGACATGAAGAAGCACAAGCGTTTAGGCAATCCTATCAACTTATAAATTCCTTATATGTCCACGGTGGTAGAACCGAGTTTTCTAATGCTCAACAAATCCGTTCGCGACCCCCTCCGCCAAGAAATACTTTTGGATAATTTAAAAATTCATTAATTTAGCAATTATAGCATCAAAAATATTTGAACAATATATTTAGTAGTTTTTTCTCTCGTTATATTATAAAATGGTGAAGAAGATTATGAAAAGTTCTGATGGCAAATACCACGTTCACGGCAAGACGTATGATATGCTGATTGGGTCCCGTGCTCAAGTTGGTCACGCGACTGCGTACAAGACCTCAGGTGGTCTGACCAAAAGCGATTTGTTTAAAAACAAACATGACCGCTATGTTTCGTTGAAGAAACACAATACCGCCAAGAAAGAGAAACGTTTAGAGAAAGCT